CCTTTGAACTCTTTACCTGCTTTTGTATATACTTTCATTAATATTTAAGTTTACTTTTCTTTTTTTTCTTAGTATTTTTTTTTGGTTTACTTTTCATTTTTCCGTACATAAAAACTCCTATATTATTTTTCTCAGTATAACACAAAACCCTGGCAGGGCAGTGACAGGGCTTTATGCTTATTTATTATTGTTGTGTACTTAACAATATATATAGCTTGTTAAATAAAGTGTGTGAAAAAAAATTTTTTTATTTAAAGGTAGGAGGATGTCGTTGCTATTGCTAGTTTCAACATCCTTGGTCTAAGACGTCCTACCATAATCGAGATACATACTAAACAAAGGGATATGTATAAACCGTAGTATAGTACATTTTTTTTAAATGCAACTAGAAACCTGAGGGCTACGTAGAGGTAACTAGGCGAAAGGAGGAAACTCCTAGCCATTACGCAACCCTCAATATTAATACTACACTTATCGAATCGACCTGCTATAGTATCCTCATACAAATATTTTTATTAAGTAGTTTGTTACAAGTAAAGTTGCCATCGAGGGGCAGAAAGTTAGGGATACTTACACAAGTATAAAGCAGAAACACAAACCTAATACTCAAGGACTTGCAAACAATAAGAATTAGACTCTTTTAGCTTTTACAGCAAATAGGCTCGCTACGCTTCAACAGCCAGTGAACCGGTACTACACAATATATTGTACATATACTATTTGTACCCACTATATATAGTTATCTAATAGGTATTAATTAACAGATATTTCTTAGAGGACACATACTATATATACATAGGGGTCACATTAAACCCCCCTAAAATTATATATCGTACCTATGTTTTGTTATATTTATTGTTTGTATCTGTCTGCCTGCCTGTGCAAAACATTTGTCCTAGGGTGTAGCCTAATGCACATAATCTGTACCGTTTTAATTTGTTTCTAAGAGGGTCTAGGGGTGTCTAAACATTTCCAAAATAAAATAAATAATCCTGTAACCTTTTCCCTCCATATTTAGTCTAAGTAGTACAGACAATAAAGGAGATATAAACAATGATTAAACTTAAAAACCTATTAGAAGAGTTCGGAAGTCTAACAATCAGTTATTTAAGTTACTGGGCTAATGAAGAGCAATTCGAGGCGTTTGAATTAGTAGAAGGTAAAGAAATAATAAACAATGGAATTAATCAACAATACGCCGTAATGGTAAATGGCGAGAGATTCGCAGGGTTAATATAAAAAGAATTTTAAATAACCTGTAACCAAATTAAAACTAATTGAGTCTAAGTAGTACAAACAATAAAGGAGATACAATGACTAAAAAACATTTCGAGATGATTGCAAGAGTTCTAAATAATAGAGCAAGAGCAATCAATAATTCAAGTGCAAGCAATGAGGAAAAGCATTACGCCTTATTTGAATTAAGAAACACTATGTATAATTTTAATGATGAGTTCGAGGCAGCAAATCCAAGATATGATAGCTTAAAATTCTTTGAGGCTTGCAAAGTTGAAAGATACTTAAACAATATAAAAGTAGAAATAATATCTAGCTAATAAGTAAAAATAATGTGTAACCCCTTCGGGGGTTATGCAGTCTAAGTAAAAAAGGAGGAGTAATGAAAACTACAATCAACGCTAAAACAGAAATAGCAAAAAGAAAATTTAATGGTAGAAATTACATTGAATTAGAAGATAACCCATATAACCCAACGAATACAATAGATTATCAAATAGATTATATATTACGTTGGTGTAATGAATTGAATCTTAATTTTAAAAATCACTTTGAAATTATTAGATATTAAACAAAGGAGAGATAATGAATGAAACAATTAAGAGACAAATGACTAGAAAGCAAGTGGATGAAATTAAAGACTACATTGAGTATTGGTTAGATGACCATTATGGAGTGAAAGCCGAGTTCAAACAGTTGCCGGAGGATGAGCTTAGAATTAAGCAAGTTCCTAGTTATAAGCTAGTGACCGACAAGATTTTCAATTTAGAAATTGATTTAGTGTATTGGACGCACTATTTAAATATGAACGATACGTTGAAAAGCAGCAAGGTTGCAGATAGAACTATTACGCTAGTGGTAAAACACAAAGACGTGATTAGGACTGATGGTAGCAAAAAAACTGATACTGAAACTGTGATTAGAGGTGGCTTTGATGAAGATGGCAAGTTTAGATTTGGCATTCACGTTGAGGCAAACAACTTGAGAATGTTTGATAGTGGAAGATGTGAGCAAACATTAGCAGGTAGTTATGGAAGTAAAGAGTGGGGGCATGAACCAACAGAATACGATAGTTGGGAAATGAACCTTATGTGGACAATGTTTAGGAGTTTGTAATGTTAGATGATGTATTGGAAAGAATATATTTAAACAGTCAGAATATGATGACTACGGTATGGGAGGACTTCTATAACATAGCACATATAAATTCAGACAATCAGACAATAGACTTTAGCAAGTATGGATATACAGAATTTTGTATGATGAGCGAGCTGCTTAATCTATTTCAGTCGTGGGGTTATGAAGACATAACAGACGCACTAGAACAAACGGAAGATATGTATTCAAACGAGGAGGAGTAATTATAGATAGAAGATTTGAATTACTGAAAGACGAAGTCAAGCAGTCGAGTATGTGGGAAGTAAACAATCCAAGAGTAATAAAGATAGTTACTCTCACAATGAAGATGATAGAAGATGACGACCTGTTTAATGAGGAACAAAGAGAGCAGTTGTTTTTTATTCTCAGGGCAATAATAAAAGTATGGGGAAACAGTAAAACAAATGTGTAACCAATTAGTAAAAGAGAAAGTCTAAGTTATGTGGTTCGATGAGGAATTGTTGGACGACTTAGACGAGGAGTTAACAAAGGAGAATATGCTAAAGAAATATATATACGATGTGGTTGGAGAGTTACCAATCATGGGGACCAGTAGAGATGACGCAGACAAGAAAGTGAATGACTGGCTGCGAGAGTACAAACCAAGATACGTTGGAGAAGTTACTTTCAAATACTCTATGGAGATACAAGACGGTAAGTTCACAAGAATGGAGGAGGAATAGTGGCTAAAGAAATACTATGTGATAGAGATGAGAAACTATATTCTTATAAATATGTTGTTGAGGGGACCTTTGTTGGAGATAAAGATGAACTCATTGATAAAGAAAGAATATTACAAGTAGCAAGAATGACTGATAGTAACGAGGCATGGGAAATGCTTTGGAACGCAGACTTTGATGTAGAGGAGTGTAAATGAAGACTAAGAAATATGAAAAGATAACATTATATGTTGCTACTGAGACATATCAAAGCAACCCACAAGATAGTACATTGTCAGCACTTGACTTTATTGTGGAAGAGTTCATGGGAAATCTAGAAGTAATTATTTTAGATTATGATTCTAAGGATATGCAATTAGTAATGATGGAGGAGGAATGACACCAACATTTAGAGGTTATCCAAACTCTTACGAAATTATTGACCACTTAGTTGATAAGTTGAATGACGAGTTACAGGTATTAAAACAAAACAAAAAGACCGGTATCAAATGGTGGAGTGATATTAGATATGCTAGGTATGATGAGCAACGATTCATTTACATGCAACAAATAAGATATCTAAGAAAACTTTATAAGGAAGTTGAGAGAGCAGACTTATCTGAACAGGCAGCCATTGACGGAACATATTCGGACCCTCCGTTCTAATGGATACTAAAACATACTGGATAAAGTTCAACAACAGGGACTATAAAAACAATCCTAACTTAGTTATCGATATGTTAACTGACGCAAGGATAGAAGAGATACAGGAGGAAGAATGAAAACATATAAAGAACTTCACGACATAATGACAAAGAGATATAACTTTGTTGTTGATTTGTTAGATGAAGAACAACAAAGAACTCTACATGAATGGTATGTAGATACAGGAGTGTTGAGGGAAGAATGATAGCAAAGTCATTTAGAAATAAAACAGTTCCTTGGTACGTTAAATCTAAGAAAGATTTGATTGCTTGGGCATTGGTAACATTCAGGGACGACAAACCAATTAGCAATGGAGAGTTTGTATTTGAGTTACGTTGTACAAGATTCGGAGGACTTCTGCACAATCTAAGAGAAGAGGGTTGGGAGATAGCAACTGTTCAAGGTAAAGAAAAGGGACACTATGTTTACTATCTATTGTCTATGCCTGAGGAGGATAAAAGTAACCAATTAAAGTTAGTTCAATAATTGTTTACACAATCTGACAATGTATGATAACATAGAGAACATGATGTATATAGTTACAGCTATAGATATATACAGTAATGAAGAAATGCAGTGGGAGTTTGACAACCTCGTTGACGCAAACAAGAGAGTCAGGCAGCTTAAAGACGTAGCAGGACGATACGTTGTTAAGTTCACAACATCTTCAACTGTTGTTGTCTAGATAGCAAACAATACAGAAAAGGAGAAAGTAATGGCTAATTTATTTAGTGAGCCTAAGGCACTAAAAAAATGGGCTATCAATTTAGCAAACGCTTGTGGAGGACAAGAGGTCCAACAAACAAGTATCAAGTTAAATAAATATGATGTTCATACGATTGATAAATTAATTGAACAGTTTGTAGTTGATTTCAATTTCAACATGCAGACTATGAATGAAGTAAGAGAGAGCCTAGAGGAGGAATAATGGATACACTTTTAGTAATAGGAATTATTATTGGTGTAAATTATTTTGCTTGGTGGCTGATAGGAAAGGATAAAATATAATGGATGAAAAAACAGTAGAGAATTTAGTAGGAGAAATGCTTGCACTGAAAGTAGAAGACAAACAAATCTTTCAAGCTAACGTTATCCGTGTAGATAATCAAATAGTTCTTACATCTTTAACTGCAACCATACCAGTAGTTGTACAAAAGTTAGAGGTAGATGAAGACGGAGAGTTAGTAAGAGCAAGAAATGAAAAGGGACAATACGTAGCAGACAACCCTGACACAGTAGAGAACGAGGCTTTTAAGGAAGAGGAGTAATGGACATGGAGTTAGTCATAGCATTAAATGTTTTGATAGGACTCTTTGTTGGATTTTTAATTTTAACTTTTAGAATGATTAGAAATATAGCTAATCAATTTGGTACAAGTCTTACTGAGTTAAGAAGAATGACAATGGAAGAAAATTATAGAAATAAATTTAAGATGATAAATCTAAATGAATCTAATCAATTCAAAGGAGATATATCAGATTGGTGGAATGAAGATGATTGGGATTCCAATGATTAGTAACTTACAGAATTTAAAGTTTAATGCACTTCAAATAGATACAAAGAGAAGTGAATTAAAAAAACTGTCAGACCAAAGAACTAAACTAATACAAGATTGTTTGGAAGACGGACTGTCGGTTATAAAAATAAGCGAGGCTACAAACATAAGTAGACAACGTGTCTACAGAATACTAAACAAAGGAGACTAACATGGCTAAGTTTAACTTAGATAATTACGAGTTAGTAGAGGATAGACTTAAGAAGTTTTGGAAAGATAATCCTAATGGTCGAATCAATACTGACGTAGTAAGCAGCAGTTCTGATGGAACAATGGTAATTGTAAAAGCAGAACTCTTTATAAACAAAGAGGATGATACACCAGTATCAAGTGGATTAGCACAGGAGACTAAAGGGTTAGGTGGATTTGCAAACAATGAAGCATGGCTAGAGAACTGTGAGAGTAGTGCTATTGGTAGAGCTTTAGCTAACTGGAAGTATCAAGGTAATAAAAAACCTAGACCAACACAAGAAGAGATGAAGAAAGTCCAAGATGATACGCCTAAAAAAAAAGTAGCACAAGAGACTGGGACATCGACTTCTAAACCAAGAATCACTGAGAACCAACTGAAAGACATGGTCCTAGTTAGTTGCAAATATGATGTTAACTTTGCTAAGAGATGTTATAAAGATTGTTTCAACAGAACAGTAATTAAAATTAACAAAGATGACATAACTAAATGGGATGACAGTGACATAAGAATGTTCTTAGATTTAGTAGATGAATATATCTCAAAGCATAGTGATACATTTGCAGACAGACAGAACAATGAACCAATAGTAAATAAAATTATAGAGAACTTAGACGAAGTAAAAGAAATAAAGGAGGAAGACGTGGACTTTAACAACGATGATTGGAAAGCAGGAAAAGAAGCAGACCCAATGACAGACGCACAGGAGGGATTTTTAGAGGGCTTAATTAAACAAGCAATCGATAAAGGTCTTGACGAATTGGCTGCTGAGGCGAAACAATATCTTAACTCAGGCAACACAGGTAAAGTATCTTGCAGTGATTGGATAAATAAACTAAAGAATGCACTATAAACCTTTACCTGATTGCGTAACAATTAGAGTATCGGAGATAGATGGACTAGGTTTATTCTGTGTCACACAAATAAACAAAGGTCATAGTTTAGGAATATCTCATGTGGAAGACAGTAGATTTCCAAACAGATTTATAAGGACTCCTCTTGGTGGTTTTGTTAATCACAATGAAACACCTAACTGCAAGACAGTAGATATGAATGGTTACAAGTATCTTACTGCAGCAAAAGACATTGGACCTGGAGAAGAACTTACTCTTAAATATACGATGTATAACTTAGACCTTACGAACTAAAGTATCTTTAAGTTATCCCAACCTTTGTTACTAATTGTAAAGGTAAGCACTCCAGGATGGGACCACATACCAGTTCTAGCAGTAAAGTCTATACTCTTATCTAATGAAGGACATTGAAACCAAGTTCTATCTCCTTGTTGCTTACTTCTAAAATGATGATAGTGAGCAGTCACAAGAATCTCAGCGTCTCCTGGTGGTAAGAAGCCATACATCTGACCCTTCCACCAATTCTCAATCTTAGCTTCTGCGTTGCCACTGCCTGAGGTAACATGACCATGCGTCACGGACATGGTCTTACCTTTGACGGTTAGATTCTGATGAAAGCCATCAGCTACATTTACTTCCACGTGTCCATATCTATCAGGATTAGCAGCCATGATTTCTTTACATATTTCTAAGTGCATTGTATCTGAGTTGTCTAATCTGTTTGTTGCAACTTGACCTTTACCTGTACGAGAAGTTTCTCCATGATTTCCTGGGATTCCACATAGCACAATCTTATTAGCAAGTGGCAAGAATGTATCTATTGTTTTCATAAGCATACTTCTAGCTAGTGCATATTGTTCTACAAGTGTCAGCTCTATGTTGAAAGGCTGCGAGTCGTAGAATCCATAACAATTTTCTGTAAGGTCTCCCATTCCTATTATGTATATCTCATCTACAGCAACGTTAGTTTTACGTAGTTCTTTTATTCTTTGTACTGCATCTTGTAAAGCTATGTCATATCTTTTGATAGTATTTTCTACACCATAATCACGTTTACCTAACTGCCAGTCTGAACAGAAGAACATAAAAGCTGTGTCTCCACCTTTGTCATACTTCTTTACAGGCACTTTCTTGCTAGCTTTATTAAGTAATTGTTTAAAATACTTGTCATGTCCTGGTTTTCTCTTACGAACAATCCCTTTAAAGGCATAGAAAGTCTCTACTTGTCCACCTTTTAACTGAGTTTGCCATGAACTGGCACGAACTTGACCGTCTATCTCGTAAAGATTAGGGTCAAAACCCCATTCTTTTAGTATCTCATTGTACTTTGATTGATAGTTGGGGTCGTTTCCAACGTGTGTGATTTCTCCTAAACCAGTTACATTATCTACTTCATAACCTGGTTGCCATCCTGATTTATAAAAGTTATTACCTAACTCTTGTGAGGATAGTTTCTTTTTCTTAGGCATAAAACCTCCTTTAGCCCTGTTAACCACAGTCTATAGGGGTTTACGTAGAAATCGTGTATTTAATTAATTTATTTACTGACTGTATTAGTTGGTGTAATTTGTTTTTTTGCAAACTCTTTTACTACAACTAATGCTGCACCTGCTCCTGCCATAGCTGCTAATTGTACTGTACTAGCTTCTATTCCAACAAGAGGAGCTGCAATTAAAGCACCGATGAAAGCCTCAACAAATGTCCAAAATGTTTTTTCTAACATTGATTTAATATCTGCACTCATTTATAATCTCCTAGTTTATTAATCTACCTTTAAGCATAGCAGTCAAAACTTGAATCTCTCCACTTATCTCTTGTAATTTTTCCTGTACATCAGCAGGATTCATATATGTAGCACCTGTTTTGTTGTCTATTCCCTCAGAAACTACCTCTTGTATGATTTCATTTAGGTTTATATTAGAATATTTTATAGTTACTTTGTCTCCTGCAACTAAAGCATCTCTAACTTTAGGATACATTTTTTCATAAGCTACTCTACTGGACCCAATAAAACCATCTTTACTTACATCTAAGTCTTGTTGTGTGTTTCCCACCAAATAACAACCCATCGTCGATTCGTCTGTATTCCCACTATGCACCAAAATAAATTCAAAGTTAGGTACATCTTGTAGTTCTAACATACCGAGGTGCCAACCTTCTCCATACTTAGAATCATACCTTGACTTTGTACGTGTATGGAATCCTCCAACAGTTCTAAATTTTATTTCATATTCTCCTAAAGGTATAGCACTTTCTGCGTACACTTTTACATCTCTAATTTCATCTTCGAGTCCATAACATTCAAATACGCCATCAATAAATAGCAAACTGTTTGTTGCATCCTCTCCAAATTGTGTCCTTACAACATCTAACTTCATTGTTATTCCTTTCTAAAACCTATGGTCAGCAACCAAACACCTAATGTAATTACAGTGGCTAAGCCAGTGACCTGTTGGGCTGAGCCGGTAAGTGTCAGGGTAGCTATAACTAAACCAACTAAAGTCCAACTAAGGTTCAATGTTTCTTTTATTGCCTGGACAAACCAGTTCCATAATTTATTTATCATATTTGTTTCCTAAATACAAACGCTGCCATACTAGCTATTCTAGTCAAAATAACCGGCACTACCACCCCTTGTGCTTTTTCTTTTTGGTCTTGCGTCATATCATCTCCTACGCTTCCTATCGTTATATCTTCCCAATCTAAA